ACCGAGAATGAGGTCCTGAAACTCCAGAAAGCGGGTTTTTACCGCGAAGTGGAGCTAGGTGAGCCCTCGGATGTCTTCGACGAGGTCGAGAAAAAGATCGCCGAGAAGATGGGGTTCCAAGCAACGGCGGACGACCGCTACAAACTCCTCGAAATGCACGTCGATTTGGTGCGTGACGAGGAAGACGACGATATTGCCCGGCCCTACGTAGTGACTATCGAGAAGGGCTCGCAGACGGTTCTGGCTATTCGCCGTAACTGGCATCCGGAAGACAGGACCAAGCAAAAGCGCAACCACTTCGTCCACTATGCTTACATCCCCGGCTTTGGCTTCTATGCCTTCGGCCTGATCCACCTGATCGGTGCGTTCGCCAAGTCCGGTACGTCCCTTATCCGCCAACTCGTTGACGCGGGCACACTGTCTAACCTGCCGGGCGGCTTCAAGACCAAGGGGCTAAGGGTTAAAGGGGACGACACTCCGATTGGCCCCGCTGAGTGGCGGGACGTGGACGTGGCCTCCGGCACGATGCGCGATAACATCATGCCGCTCCCCTATAAGGAGCCTAGCCAAGTCCTGTACCAGCTCCTCGGGACTATCGTGGAGGAAGGCCGCCGGTTCGCCAGCGCTGCTGACCTGCAAGTCTCGGATATGTCGGCTCAGTCGCCGGTAGGCACCACGCTGGCTATTCTCGAACGCAGCCTCAAGGTCATGTCGGCGGTTCAGGCGCGCATCCACTACGCGATGCGGCAAGAGTTCCGGCTGCTGCGTGACATCATCCGCGACTACACACCCGATGTGTATAGCTACGAGCCGCAGGATGGTAAGGCGACTGCGAAGAAGGAAGACTACGACGACGTCGAGGTTATCCCGGTCAGCGACCCCAACGCCGCTACGATGGCGCAGAAGGTGGTCCAGTACCAAGCCGTCATGCAGATGGCCCAAGGCGCTCCGCAACTCTACGACCTGCCTTACCTGCACCGCCAGATGTTGGAAGTGTTGGGCATTAAGAATGCGTCCAAGCTCGTGCCGATGGACGACGACCAAAAGCCGAAAGACCCGGTCTCGGAGAACATGAATGTCATCAACGGTAAGCCGGTAAAAGCCTTCATCTACCAAGACCACGAAGCGCATATCGCAGTGCACATGGCGGCGGCTCAAGACCCGTTGATCCAGCAGATGGTAGGCCAGAGCCCCAATGCGCAGGCGGTAATGGCGGCCATGGCGGCGCACCTCTCCGAACACCTTGCCTTCGCTTACCGCAAGAAGATCGAAGATGCCGCAGGCGTGCCATACCCGGCCCCTGACGCCGAGATGAGCGAGAGCACAGAGCTGGATATCTCCCGTCTAGCAGCGGCAGCCGCGCAGAAGGTCCTCCAGCAGAACCAGCAGCAGGCCGCGCAACAGAAAGCGCAGCAGCAGGCCCAAGACCCCATCGTCCAGATGCAGCAGCAAGAGCTACAGCTCAAACAGCAAGAGTTCCAGCTGAAGGAGAAGAAGATGCTGGTCGACGCTGCGGAGGCCAAGGACAAGATGGACATCGAGCGGGAGCGCATCGCCGCTCAGGAACGCATCGCGGGTCTGCAGGTCGGAGCCAAGGTCTCTACGGACAAAGCCAAGCTGTCCGCGCAACAGCAGGCGGAAGGGCTGCGCATCGGGGTCGACGTGGCCCGGGAAGCAAAACAGCAAGAGCAGTCCAAGCAACAAGCCATGCAAGCACAAGAGGCCCCGAGGCCAGAGGAGACTGAATGACCACCTCAGTATTCGCCTTAATCCGCAAGCGTATTGACGAAGATATCGAGAAGCAGTCTGAAGCCGTCACTCGGGGGCACCTTGAGTACGGCGAGTATAAACGCGTCTGTGGCGTAATCTTCGGGCTTAAAATCGCCAGAGATATCTTGATCGACTCCGAAAAGAAGTGGGAAAACGATGACGAAGACTAAACTGGCGCTTCCTGAGCTCGTGGTCGTTGGGGAGGTCTCCCCCGTGCCGGATGCTGCGGAGCAGAAGGCTAGACAACTTCCTGATCCGTCCGGCTACCGCATCCTGTGCGCCCTGCCGGAAGTAGAGAAAGCGTACGACAGCGGCCTGCTGAAGGCTGACGTCACCGTGTATCACGAAGAACTACTGACTACAGTGCTCTTCGTCCTGAAGCTTGGTCCTGACTGTTACAAGGACGAGAAGCGGTTCCCCAGCGGGCCGTGGTGTAAAGAGGGGGACTTTGTTCTTGTGCGCCCTCATGCCGGTACTCGAGTTAAAATCCATGGTCGCGAATTCCGGATCGTAAATGACGACGCTGTTGAAGGCGTTGTTCAGGACCCGCGCGGCGTTACTAGAGCCTAGGAGGCACAAAATGGCGGAAGCCAACGAAGACGAGTTTGAAATCGAACTGGACGAAGGGCCTGAAATTCAGGTCGAAGACGATACTCCCCCGGAGGACCGGGATCGGGCCCCCATGCCTAAGGAGATCGTCGATGAACTGGAAGCAGATGAGCTTGAGGACTACTCCGAGAAGGTAAAGGTCCGCCTCAAGCAGCTGAAGAAGGTCTATCACGACGAGCGCAGGGAGAAGGAGCGGGTAAAGCGGGAGCACGACGAAGCCGTCGCGTTCGCTCAGCGGGCTCTGGAAGAGAACCGGCAACTCCGTAATACACTGAACTACGGAGAGCAGACGCTGGTCTCCAGCTACAAAGACGCCGCCCAGATGGAGGCAGATGCAGCTGAACGCGCCTACAAGGAAGCATACGAAGCGGGTGACAGCGATAAGCTGGTAGAAGCCAACAAGAAGATCGCTGAGGTTACTTACCGGCTCAACCAACTCAATGGTTACCGCCCCGCTTTACAGAACGATGAGCCAGTAGTATACAGTCCTCAAGCTGCACCGGCAGCTCCGAACCTAGACCCCAAGACCCTTGCGTGGCAAGAGCGCAACTCGTGGTGGGGCACGGACGCGGAGATGACCGCCAGCGCCCTCGGGCTTCACCAAAAGCTCGAACAACAGCACGGCAAAGCTTTTGTCGGGACTGACGAATACTGGCGCGCAATCGACACCACGATGAAGCGCAGGTTCCCCGAGCACTACGGGGAAGAAACGAGCGGCGGCAAGCCCTCGCGCAGCGGCGTTAAGCCTAGCACTGTTGTTGCTCCTGCATCACGCAGCACTTCCTCCCGAAAAGTCGTGCTGAAACAATCCCAAGTAGCTCTGGCTAGGAGGCTTGGGCTGACTAACGAGCAATATGCTCGGGAAATGATGAAACTGGAGAAGCAAAATGGCTGATAACCGCATCGCGCGTGAACTTGAAGACCGCGCCAGCTTTGAACGTCCTAAGACTTGGCAACCGGCGGCTACGCTGCCTGAGCCAGACAAACAGCCGGGATACGATTACCGATGGGTGCGTGTCTCCTCAGGCGGCGCTGAAGACCCCCGAAACATCTCCGCCAAGCTGCGGGAAGGGTGGGAACCGGTGCGCATCGAGGAGCAGCCGCAGTTCAAGATGATGATCGACCCTAGCAGCCGCTTCAAAGACAATATCGAAGTTGCGGGCCTTCTCCTCTGCAAGGTCCCTACCGAGTTCATGAACCAGCGTCGCGAGCACTTCGAGCGCCTGACGCAAGCCCAGAGTGAGTCGGTGGACAACAACTTCATGAAGGAAAACGACCCGAGGATGCCTCTCTTCCGAGAACGCAAGACCTCGACGTCGTTCGGTAAAGGCAGATAATTTCAGGAGCCAATGATGGCCTATCCGACTATCGCTGCCCCGTACGGCCTCCAACCGGTCAACCTGATCGGTGGTATCCCGTTTGCGGGTTCTACTCGCCAAATCCCCATCCAGTACGGGTACAACGCCAACATCTTCAACGGCGATTTCGTTAAGATTTCGGCTGCCGGTGACACTGGCGGTGCAGGCTTTGCAGTCCGCGCTGCTGTCACCACGGGCACGACCAACAACCAAGTTACCGGTATCTTCGTTGGCTGCTCGTACACCAACCCGGTCACCAAGCAGAAGACGTTCTCCCAGTACTGGCCCACGGGCACGCTGGCGGGTGACGGCATGGCTTACGTGGTTGACGACCCCAACACCGTGTTCAAGGCTGTTGTCTGCTCGGCGACTACCGTTACGGCTTCGGGTGCGTTCTCCATGCTGGGTGCGAACCTGTCGATGATCAACAACGCCTCGGTGGCTTCCAGCCTGTCTACGGGTAACTCGGCTAACGCCGTGCTCGCCCCGACCGCCACGCCCGTCACTTCGATCCTCCCGGTTCGTTGCGTCGGCATCGTGGAAGAAACGGCTATCCCGGTTGTGGCTACGGGCAGTTCGTCCAGCACCACGATTACCCTCACGGGTTCGGGTCTGCCGCGCGCTATCCCGGTCGGCACGGACGTGGCTTACCTCGCGTCCAACGGCCAGCTGATCCGTACGGGCTCGTTTGTGACTACTGCCGCCTCCGCTGGCGCTACGTCGGTTACGATTAACATCGCTACCGCGTCTGCCAACACGGCTACGCCTATCCCGGCAGCCTCCACCATCGTGTTCACTATCTACCCGGAAATTCTGGTGAAGGTGAACTCGCTGGTGCACGGCTATCTCAGCAGCACTGCGGTCTAAGGAGCTCTAAGAAATGGCTATCTCTCGCGCACAGCTCCTTAAGGAGCTCCTCCCCGGGCTGAACGCTCTGTTCGGTCTGGAATACAGCCGCTACGGTGAAGAGCATAAGGAGATTTTCGAAACCGAAACCTCCGAGCGCTCCTTCGAAGAAGAGACCAAGCTGTCGGGCTTT